GATGTCCGGGATGCCTTCCAGCGCGTCAGCGAGTTCCTTGATGGTGTCAAGGACAGCAGGCGGAATACCACCGAGAAGGTCGGCCTTGGTTTGGTCAATCTTGGCATCAAGGGCGGCTTCAGCGGCGAGAGCGCGGGTGACTTCGTCCGACAGGTCCGAGGCGATTGCGCCTTCAGCAGCGGTAGCGCGGGCTTCTTCAGCAGCGATAGCGGCTTGGACATCAGCCAGTTCGGTAGCGGCCGATTCAGCATCTTTGATGGTGCGAACAACAACGGCACCGGTGCTATCCAGAGCCGAGAAACGGACAACCTTGTCGGTCGAGTTAAACCACACTCGGCCAGCAGCAACTGGCATCGGGTCCGACGACAGAACTTCGAGGTGGAGGTTTTCTACGTAGGCATTAGCCGCAAGGGTAATGCCATGAAATACGGGGAAGTTAGCCATGTGTTTCTCCAAGAAACTTCATATAGATAGGTTTTCTCGACACGGCTCAGGGTTCCTACTATACCACAAACCGCCGCAGAACTAAAAGCTCTTGGTCTACCCGAAGAGCGTCACTGCTGGCGTGTTTTACTCGCCACTCCGTTTCTGGAAGGGCGCTGTCAAAATAAAATTTACCATCCCGGTACTCTGTAAGCTCGGCACCGTGGGCCTTCATGTATGATGCCAGATGGATATCTCGTTTAGCAACTACAATTTTATGTTTCATAGCCCGAACGTCACAAAGACTGAGCCAGACGTCGGCTCAGTTAGATAAACAACAAATTGGTTACTACTAACGGCTTTTGTTTTGGCAAAAAATTGATTGCCGTTGGAGTCCGTTAGTGTTGCGGTAAAGTTATACGTCCCGAGATTATGCGTCACGACCCAAGTTAGCTCCCGCGTTGCGAAATTATAAACCCGCAAAATGGTGCTATACTGTGATGCTGCCGCCGCTCCCGTCCCGTATACCCTGCCGTATGACTTAGCAAAGTATTGAGTAGCCATTTAGATTCCCGCTTGAATTACCTTAATAGTAGCAGTTCCTTGTGAATGCTCTGTTACACGGACACGAATGCCCATTACTGGAAATGCGTAGTATCCGTCAATGCTGCTAGTTTGGTCTTCGGCAAAAGGGTACCACATAAGGGCATTTTGGTTTCCGTTCTGCCAAACGTCTTCATACGTATGCTCGACGGTATACTTCATGATTGCGCCGTCACTTAGCATTACTGCAATTGCCACATTTACCGGGCTTTGGTTAATGTTAACGCTAATAGTGTTGGTAGAACCTACACCAGAGATAGACGCTGTAATCTGTCGTGCCATTAAAACGTTCCCCCCTGAATGCCGTTACCTACAACCAAACCGGGCAAATAGTCTAGCGCCGGGTGAACGTTCGTACCATCAGCATAAAGCGAGACAACTTTGCCGCTAGGCACCGTTGTTCCAGTACCTAGGGCGGTTTTTACCACAATGCTTTGCCCGCCGGTAGTGTTATTTTCAATAATGTATGGCTTATTGATTGTGGGCACAATCAGGTTGCGAGTTGCTGTAAGACTAACTGAAGAAGTCACATTTAGAATGTAATTACGAGCAACTTGTGATGCGTTGGTATTTGTTAGAGTGACTGTAAGGTCGCTGTCCGCGGTAAAATTTGCGTTAGCTCTACCAACGATTGCCTCTTCGATAGCGGTGCCAAGATTGGTATTGGTAGTGTCGCCCCAAATGCCGGACTGTTCCCCTGTGCCAATAAGCTCAATCTTAATGCTTGAATATGTACTTGCCATTTGATATTCCTTATGCTGCTATAACTTGCCAATTAGGGAATTGGCTGTCGTCTATAAGTCCCCAGACTAGCGTAGGTCCAATCCTACCAACAGCCGATACCCCAGAGACATTTACTATTGAGCTTCCTGTCGCGGATACATTACCAACCGCCCCGTTTGCTACAAGTCCTACTAAATATATTGTTTCATCTAAATAAATGTCTGGCGTACCTATAGCCCCAGTTGCTACAACCCCGACCGCGTTGGCTATCGTATCAGCATTAACTTCAACTGCACCTAACTCCGAGGTAGCCCCCGTTCCTGTTGCATCTACTTGAGCTTCGGCAATTACACCCGTAGTACCAACATTGCCAGTGGCGCTTACTCCAGAACTATCTACAATTGCGTCGCCAGCAAATACTGGGTAGCCTACATCGCCAAAGCCCTCTACCCCAATTACTGACACTACAACATCAGTAATAACTGCAACGCTTCCTAACTGCCCACTTGCCTCATTGCCAGAAACATCTACAGCTGCCCCGGCGGTTGTATCTACCGACCCTAGTTCAGACGTTCCAACAAGCCCGGTCGGGTATACGTAAGCTTCTGCAACTACTAAAACACTACCAACTACTCCAGTAGCGGCTACGCCTTCTACTGCTACGTCTAATACATCCGTGCCCCATCCGTCTCGGCTCCAAGGACCAGACCCCCAGCCAATGTATTCGACGGATAAAAGCACGGTGTACCTTTAGGCAATGCGAATGATGGCATTAGACGCGTCCGGGACCGGGAACACAATCGTAAAGTTACCAGCGGTAGAAGTTTTATCCGAACCAAAGTCCAGAATACAAACCGCCTTGTTTGCCTTACTGCTGTTATAAATCATAGCGCCGCGGGCGGTGATAGTAGCCGTGCTCCACGTGGTGTCAGCAAAGTCGGTAAGTGCAGTGGTGCCCGAGGACGTGGGGGTGACGTTGGTCAGCGTGTTGCCGCCTGCAGTGTACCCAGTACCAACAACTTCGTTAGAAGTCGTATAAGCAGTGGTGGTCGCGTCCAAAGAAGCCGACGAGGTGTACAGAGCAATTTTGAAAACGTCGCCGGTAGAGGCGGTGAAGTTGTGCGTCGCGGTCAAAAGTTCAACCTTAAACGAAGTGCACATAGCTTGGCTGATTGCCATAATAAGCTCCTAATCTAAAAGTTTTACAAGTTCGGGATGCCCTGCATCCACGAGTCTATTTCCAATGGTCACATTGTGACATGCAACCGCTTCTTTCATATACGCAAGAAGGACGCCCTTGATTTGAAAACGAAATGCTTCTGCTTGTTCTTTAATCACTGGGTGTGAGTTCTTGCCCACATAAATAATTTTATCCAACAGCCGTTCAGTAAGTTCTTCGGGGGTAAATCCACGATTATTGGAGGTATGTACTGTAACCCCACCCAACAACATCGGAATTTCTGAAGTAAACAATTATTTCTCCTATTGTACCGGGTACCGAACTTGACCACTGCGATAGGCATCGCGCCTGTTTTTACCATCGCCCAGTTGTTTGAGAAGCTGCATAGCTTCGTCATACCGAGCCTTATACACCTGAAGCATTTCCTGCTCACCCTTCAAGAACGTATACGCTTCTACCAATGCACCGTACAACAACACCGTATCGAAGTTATCGCCAACCCAGCTAGTACCAGCCGTAACAATTGATTGCGGGTAGTAAAAATAATGTAGCTCGATGTTGTATGCGATATTCGGCGTGGGGCCTAGGATAAACGTGTTTTGGTCAAACAGTGCGTAATAAATAGGCTCACCAGTATCGGCGGGCATTGGATACGCTTCTCTAATAAAGTTTACGTCTTTATTCAGCATGTACTTGAAGCCACCTTGCCCATCAATAACACCCATAGAGTATGTAGCCAACCAATCAGATGGGGCTGCTAGGTATTTATTGCCGGCTGTAGCATTACCAGTAACATTTTTACGCAAAGCTGGTAGCTGCACCGAGTTGTAAATCCGCTGTTCAGCCTGTTCAATGAACGTGTTAATGTCCGTTGTCGAGAACGTATTCTCGCAGTAGTCTTGAATAGCGGTTACAAGTTGGTTGTAGTTCATTATTGCGTGTTGTTGCTGTGTTTGTTGCCTTTAGTGGCAGCGCCCGTACCGCGGGTTTTTACGTTTTGGGTTTTATCGATGCTTTCCGGGTACCCATTTTGGCCCATATCTACCGAGTATTCTTTCGGCTGGACGTACTTATTCAGCGGGTCCGGGGTAGTAGCAGGGAAATATTCAAACTTATCGGAGTTCATATTTGCTCTCTTACCGGCCACGGCCGGTGCTGCGCTGATTCATGACTCGGGCCATATTGCGACCATGCTTCTTCATATCGGAAGTAGTAACGCCGCCCTTTTTCATGTGGTGCATACGCTTTTCGTGGGCTTTGACTTCCACGTCAGCAATTTTCTTAACAGTCTTCTTGTCCATGAAGCACTCCTAATTTGTTGTTACTGTTACTGTTCCTACTTGCCCTTGGGCAAGAAGGTTGTTTGGGATGGGTAGGTTTAACGAATTACTAAATCCTACAGGGTCCCACCCCCACTGAATTATTCTACTGCCCTCACCAATGGTGCCTGTTGCTGTTAGTCCTGACTGGTAATAGCTGACATCAGGTCTAGGATTTCTTACTGCTTGCGGGTCGTTGACCGGGTACAAACCTAAAGATAACTGCGGCTGGTCAGGTTCCCAACAGGTTGGGCATACGAGTATGTTAATGTTTTTTGTCTTAATAACCAACCGCTTTAGTTGTTTTAGCTTATACCTAAAGCCACAACGGTCGCACTCCGCAATACTGTTCTTGCCGGACGAAAACTTCGAGGCCATTTACCAACCACCGCCACCAACATACCCAACACGGGGCGCCAGTCTAATAGCTGCCTTCTCGCGGTCTTCGTCTGCGGCGAGTTGAAATTGTTGTTCGTAGTCAGATTTAAGCATCTCGATGCGGTTCATAGCATCGGGGATTTTCATAGACATGTAGTAAGCCAGCCCAGCAACCATAGCCGGCAAGAACCGGAACGGGATGTCTTGAGTAGTAACGCCGTTACCTGCGTCCTGAATCCGGCGCATGCGCCAGTAGATAAACGTGTAGTAGTTATCCAAGTTGGCTGTCGGCCAAATATTAATTTTAGGACTATCTACGCCGGTAATTGGATTTGTTCCTGCCGGCTGGCCCCCGACCGGATAAGTAGCACCCGACTGGCGGTTAATCCACACCTGAATCGGGCGGCCTTGGGCGTTTTTATTAGGAATCATTGCGTACGTAGATTCGGAAATACGCGTGATGTTGATGTCGATTTGGTTCTGGCCGGTGCCGTTACGGATAACGTGGTCAAGCAGGTCGATAGTATCCGCCGGAATGTCGTAGGCGATGGTGCCTTGAGTTAGCGGAATGCTACCTTGCTCAATAGTCCAGAGGTTGATGCCCCGGTTTGCCCACTCAATAGTCAGCAGATTCAACGACCTACGTGCAGTACGCATGTCATAGCCAGTACGCAGTTCAGCACCGCAACGCTCAAAAGCTTCTTCTACAAGGCTATTGAGGTCTAGATTAAATCCTGTTGTACCGGAAGTGGTCATTTGTTTTTCAACTGCTTCTTGAGGTTAGAGGTCATGCCCTTGTGGACAATCACAGTACCGCCTTTAGCCATTGGCTTAGCGGGGTTTTTTGCGGCAGCGGTTTGGGCTTTTGCTGCTTTAGCTGCAGCGGTTTTTTCGGCGGCGGCTTTTTGAGCGGCGGCTTTTTCGGCAGCGGCTTTTTCATCTGCGGCTTTTTTAGCGGCGGCTTTTTCTTGGGCTGCTTTTTGGGCGGCAGCTTTATCGGCAGCGGCTTTTTCCTCTGCGGCTTTTTGGGCGGTGGCTTTATCGGCAGCGGCTTTGTCGCGGGCAGCTTTGTCAGCAGCGGCTTTATCGGCGGCGGCTTTTTGAGCGGCGGCTTTATCGGCAGCGGCCTTATCTGTGGCGGCCTTGTCGGCGGCGGCCTTATCGGCGGCGGCTTTGTCTGCTTCTGCTTTTTGCGCTGCCGCAACTTTTTGCAATTCTGCTATTTTAGCTTGGCTAGCACCGGCTTTTTGCGCTGCGTCTACAGCTTTTTGAGCGGCGGCCGCTTCATTAGCTTGTGTTTTAGCCGCTGTAGTAATAGTTTTAACGTCTGTATTATTGGTTGGCGTTGTATATGAAGTTAGTTTTGCGCTAGAAATTGCTTTATCAAAAGCTGTTTGGGCGGCCGTATCTTTGCCCGTTTGGATTTGTTCAGTAGTTTGATATCCAGTCTTGCCAATTTGGCTCAGCGTTTGTTTTTGGTCTTTTGCAATAGCTGCTTGGCGCTGCAGTGCGTCGCTTTGTGCTTTTTGAGCTGCAGTCATACCTGAAATATCCCCAGCTTTTTGTGCAGCGGCCAAATCTTTCTTTGCTTGGGCTATATCTGCAGAGGCTTTATTAGCTTGGGCGGCGTAATAAGCGCTAATATTTGCTTTGCTAGATAGCCCACTAAGCTGTTCAGTGGTTGGAGCTGTATACGTACCGTATTGATACTTAGCTGGAGTATTCGGGTTTGGTACGGTTGATTTTCCGGGAATGTATGCTTGAGTACCTACGCCCGTCGCTGTTCTGCCCGGGTCCATAGCCGAAATGGCTTCACCAGTATCCGTAAGTTCGGAATCCGCAGTAGTACCCGCAGTAGTACCCGCAGTAGTATCCGCAGTAGTATCCGCAGTAGTACC